ACAATATTTAATGGATTTGTTTTTAAATTAACATCAAACTTTAAACCTATCTCAGCTACAGAAGTAGTTTCTACAGCAGAAACATCTACATTCCCACCAGCTACAGTAAACTGTCCAAGATAGTTTGTACCGTTTACAACATCAACAACTGCACCATTTGCATATGTAGCAGACACATCAAAGACACCTGCGTTACCAGTATAAACTTTAGCAACATCAGTATTAAGTGCAGCTTGAAATTCACAAAGAAATATTTGGTGTGTACCAGCACCAGTATTAATAATTACATTAGCAAACACTCTATCATCTATAGTTACAGTAGAAGAAAATCTTCCCTGGCAAGTAAACTCTGTCCATCCTGCACGTTTTTCATTTCTGTTAGAATTAAATACTGCAAGAGTGCCATCGTTATTTAAAACAAATATATAACTTTCAGTTCTATCTATTGCTCCATAAAGTATATTCATTTCCTTTGGTGCTTTAATAAGATGTGCAGAGAGTGCCGATACTGATCCTGCTGAGTAAGCTAATTCAGAATCAGTAAATAAATATTCTCTAACAATAGCACCACCTTTTTGCACAAACACAGTAGCACCATCTATAACTTGCGGCCTAACAAAATCACTACCAAATGGTGTTTGCCTTTTTACTGTTATTGTTGTTGGTGTTAATGGTTTATTTTGAAATGAAGGTATATACATTTCAGATGTAGCGGTAAATATTTGTAAATCACGATTAGATACTAAATGTCTAATTTGGTTAATCTCACCAATACTTGCTGTAATTTGTATTGAATCATTATCTTCTGCTGTACCAACGTCAAAGTTATAATACTGAGCAGACTTACTCATAAATATAGAATCTGGTTGCGATATAGTTCCTGCAAATATTAATCTGTTTTCATGAAAAGCAACAGCAGCAGGGTATCCCCTTAATGCAGAGAATGATTGCTCTGACCAGTTTTGAGAAGCGGCGTGTGTTGTCATTACTGGCGCACCGCCACCATCTACACTTGCATTTGCAGAACCACCTGCATCAAAAGTATAATGATTATCATCAACAATAGAAGTAACTGTTCTTGAACCATTAAGATTACTAGAAGATATATTGCCAACAGCAGCAGCTTTAGAAACAACAAGAACATCATTAACTGCTAACCCATGCTTAACGTGAGTAACAATAATTTCAGCAGAACCATCTGTTGTTCTAAAAGCATTTACATCTAATGTTTGTTCTAAAGAATCAAGTATAGTGCCAGTAGCTTGTGTAGTAGATTGAACAGAAGTAATTTCTATTTCTGCTCCATGATACCTAATAGTAGTACCAACGTGCAAAGAACTTGGATAATCACCACCTGATTGACTTCCTGTAGTATCCCAATAAGCAGCACTTGTTGTTAATGTAGCACCACTACCACTTGTTGCAGAAGGATTAAGTGTAACACCTAAAGATTGAAAAGAAAAATAAGGTTGGTAAATTAACTTTGAATCTGACTTAACATCAAATGCAAACACTTCTATTTGGAATGTTGTAAGGCTTGTTCTAACAAGTTGTCTTGGCATAAACAGTGGATGGCAAATAAACATAACATCCCCTGCTTGAGCAAAAGTATACTCATGCAAGTAAGTATCAGAAAATGGTAAAGCAGCACTATCAGTATCAGCCGTTATTGTAGCAACTAAGGACACTGCTCCAGTTGTTGGGCTTATTTGAAAACATCTTACCTTAGCATTTTCTAAAGATATTATATATCGTTCATCATCAGAAAATATAAAAGGTAATAATCTTGATTGTACTTTAGAGCCACCCGAAAAGTTTGTTACAGTTAATCTTGTCGCGTCTGTGCTTTCTGTGGCTAAATAAGTACCGCCATTAGGTTTATCCCTTGTTACTGTGACAACAGCAGCTCCAGGATTAGCTACTGTAAATCCATCTATAGCATTAATTGCTGTAAAAATATTATCTGCTGTTACATTATTTGAAGTGTTAGGTCTAAAAAAATGTATATTTCCAGATGCAGAAGAAGGCGAGCTACTTCCTGCTGTCTCTGATTGTAAAGTAAATAAATTACCATCTGCGTCATAAAACTTAATTTGTGTTCCTGCTGCTATATTAGCATAGTCAGATACAGTAATAGTAAATGTAGTTCTTTCTACAGTAATGTCATATTCATAAATATTCTCTAAGCCCGGTCTTTTAATTACACCGCCTTCTGCTCTAAGAAATAAATTTTCTATTCTTTGAGCCGAAGCTGTGTAAACATCAGAATCAGTTCTTGAATATAGGGAAGGGCTTACTTCTCCAAATTGGAAATTAGTAATAGGTACTCGTACTTTTTGCATCAACTACGCCTTTGAGTTATAAACCTCGATGTATTTAGAGTACGATTTGTTTGTTGCTGTGAGTCTAAACCTCTTGCTTTTGCCATAGCCATTAAACCTTTTTCTTCCATAAGTTGCGATAAAGTTGCATCTCTTGCTAAAGCTACTGCAAACACACTAGCTAAAGCATACTCTACAGCTAACACAAAATAAGAAGGCCAAAACTCTTCATCAACTCTAAACGTATAGTCTAGTATTAATTCATCGCTAGAATCTGCATCGCAAAATATTTTATTGCCATACGATTGGTACAATATTGGATAATCGTTTACTGTTACCGAATGGACCATAAGTGAGTCACTTGGTATTTGATAAGCTGAATCATATCTGCCAGTAGGTGCATCAGATAGTTTATTTAACACAGCTTGGTTTGTTGCAAATCTCCACCTAGTATTTACAAGTGAAGCTCTAGCAACGTCTTCATACATATTAGAAGCAACGAGTGCTTCATTGTTTCCGTCATCAAACGAAGTAATAGGCTCTGCGCCTATCAATATTAAAGCCCTGCTAGATACATCTACAGGGGAATCTGCTGAAGTGCTTATTACTGCCATATATATAAATGGGGGGTTATTAACCCCCCACTCCTTTATTAATCGCCATCTGTTTCAACGACAGCAGTGCCGTCTGAAACATCTACTACAGAGCCAGTATTCGAAAGAACATTAACTAAGTGAGTTGTTGGCGTGTTTGTATCGCAAACAATCATCAAGTCACGAACAGCAAGCATATTTGCTGCGTCGTTAAAGTAACCTGCTGTGTTTACGGTAGCAATCGCATCCGCACTTGTGTAGAACCACAAGTTTGCATTTGATGCACCACCAATGCGAGTTAGTCCACTTGCGCTAAAAGCCATAATTAAACTCCTCTCTATGAGTTATTGTCAAGGACTTCATAAACGCCAGCGTCGTTAATTACGACTGCGCCCATGGACATCATTGAAGTTGCAAGGTGAGAAACTTTCTCAGGCACATAGTTGACCTCAGTAGAAACATCAGAGTTTATACCGAGTCCAATTGCAGATTGATGGTAAGCAATGTTTTTACCAGCAGTAACCGCAGACGTTGAGAAAACTTTCATTCCTAAAAATTCTTTCATTGTCATGCCACCTGCAAACGGAAGGTTTTTATCGCCAACGTAATCAGAAGAAGCAAACTCTTCAATTAAGAATAAGTCAGCAAAGCCTTTAGGGTGCATTGCTAAATATCTCTGACCATCTTCAGGAACATCATTTGTACCTAAAGTTTCAAACAATGATATAAGATCAGCTTTTGCGAGAGCAGAACCAGTATCATGTATTTGAGTTGAGCTTGCACCTGCATCCATTGCTGCGTACAGAATGGCATCAGTCTTACGACCCAGTGCGGCAGCAGCAGATTGTGCTACAGCTTGACGCTCGTTAATGTTGACTTTTAACTCATCCAACTTGTCGATGTACTCAGCAGCATAATAGTCTGCCATTGTAGCTTCGACTGTGGTGTGAGCTAGTTCCATTGGTGTAACATTACCGTTGCGTGATTTTGTTGTCGCTTCGGCACTACCAATCTTTTGGAACCTGACCACACTTCCAGTAACATTAGAAGTACGAACAGTATTCCGCAGCTTTGAACCCATACGTTGATACGCTAGATGCACATCAGATTCAAACTGCTTAATAAAGGCTGTATCTATTGTATTAGCCATTTTATCAGTTCCTTATTTAAGTTGCATTTAAAGTATCTTGAGTGTCCGCTCTGTCATATCAATGCAGGTATCCTTACGGGCTGCTCAATGAATTACGGGTCTTGATGGAAAAGCGTAAACATTCTTTCTACGTTGATTGCAACGCACAAAATGAGCCATATTAAAACCATGCTCATTGCAGTACATTTTTGTAAGATCAAAACCTAACCAATTTAACCATTGAAGCATCTTATGATTACCTTCCCAAGTGTCTACAATAATTTCATGGTAGTGGGTGTGTAAGTAATCAATTAATTTAGGAGATGCTTTAACAAAGGAAAACCAATTATCTTTCATTTTTTCAGAAAATACTGTCCACATTATAGCTTTTTGGTGTGTAATACCTGTTATACCTACAATAGCTAAAGGTTCTTTACTATTCTCTATAGCAAAAACATCAGGTGTTTCTGAGTATTCAATAAGAGTTTTCATTAAATCAACTTTATATACAGCTTCAGCTTCAAATAAATTTTCTGTACTCATTGTGCTGTACATAGGAATTACATGGCGTTTTTGCATGGGAACCATTTGTAAGTTCCCATGACTTATAAGAACTTTATCCATATAACTTTTTGAAACCATCATCTACTTGTTTAACAAAATGAGGATCTCGTCTTGTTGCGTTCCAGTATCTTTCATCTTGCATCATAGCTTGAAGGTCTGCTTCTCCAAATGTAGCGACAGGAGAAGATTCAGCAGAAATTTGAGTGTCTTTATTTTGTGACATAATATGTTCAATAAGCATAATGCCCTCTGCTGTTTCGCCTAATCTTTCTACAGCACCGCTTAATTCATCTGGAAAGTATTTATTGGCAAACATACTAACAGCTTCTATTCTTGTGTTAGCATTATCTCCTAGCTTTTCTTGCTCTGCTGCTAAATCATTCTTAGGCATTGCCGCATCAATAGCTTTGGCGTACATTTCTATACCTTCTTTAAACTGATCTTGACCAAAACCATTATTAAAAGCGTGTTCAGACCACCAGCTAAGAAGTTCATTATCTGTTGCTGATTCTGAATCTATAATATCAGGAAGCTCATAATCACCTTTAGTTTCTGGGCGGTTAATAAATCTTTCTGCATCATGTTCTTTTATAATGTCATCACGTTTAGCACCAAGTTTAGATTCCAATTCGCTATATGATTTAGCTAATTCAGCAGGATCATTAAACTTTTCTGGTAGCCACTCAGGTCTTTCTGGCGCGGCTTCTGCTGGTGTTTCTTGTATAAGTGTTTCTTGAGATGTTTCTTCAGACATTTGTTTTTACCTTGTGTGCATGGTTTATTCTTGCATTTAAAAGACCTACAATAAATCTTTGCCCTTCTATATGACGTAACTCTTCAGTGCTTACATTAGCACCATGAACTAAATCAATAGTAATTGTTCTTAAATATTTTAAAACTGCTTGCCCTGTATCGGATGTAAATAATTGCGCTACATTTTGACTTATTTGCTCATCTAGTTCTTTTGATCTTTGATATCCGTCAATCCCAACATTAATTTGCTTCGTTTGTTTTTTACTGTTCAACTACTTGCTCCTGTTGTTGCGGCTCCCCTTGCGTCATTTGTTGCTGTTGAGCCATTTGTTGTGCCATTGCAACTAATTGCTTACGCTCATTCTCATCACGAATCAAGGTATCAGGTACACCAAATTTTTTAGCAAGGAAAGCAGCAGTTTCCTCAGGGTTAATAAGAAGCTGCATTAATTCTGGGCCAAACCTACCTTGAATAAGCTCTAAGAACCTAGCAACAGAAGTAATATCTTGGTTAGCTTGCGCTTGCGCTAACGGAGAAACAGACTTAATTTTAACTTCTCTACCATTAACAGTAGGTAAATCTATTCTGCCTTGTTTTTTTAGTATATAAATAACTCTTTGCAATACTGGTTGTACTAACTCTGCTTGTAATCTACCAAATGCCGAGCCAATTCTTCTTGATAAATCAGCCATGCGCTCCGCAACCTCAGTAGCAGATGCAGGAGTTTTATCTGGATTGCCTAACATATCGTTATATAATGCTTTTTTAATATTATTTCTCATCTCACTTAAATTAAATTGTGCAAAATCTAATCTACCTGCTGCTTGTATTGGCTGTAGTCCTGCTGATCCTATAGCTTTTGGTATAATAGAACCTGGAACAAGTTGTATTGTATCAACATTTACAATACCATCATCATCCATTTGATAAATTCCAGATATAGCCATTTGTGCATTTTGAAGTATTAGCTCTATTGTTAAGTTAGTTGTTTTAATTGCAGAGAGTGCGTTCATTAATGGCCCACGCCCATATACTTCACCTGCACATTTACCCCAACGAAAACAAATAAATGGATTAGAACCTACACCTGACATTTGTTTAAAATAAATAATAGATTTTGTAGTCATACAGAAAGCATAGCTAAGATATGCTTCTTCATTTAACTTAGAGTAATCACGACATATTAATTCAAGAACTGTTGTTGTTGAATCCGTATTGCTGCTCATCATATTTTGTATTTTTTCATTTAATGTAGCGTCGGGATATAATATTTTTATTTGGTCAAATCTTATATTTTTTCTTTCTCTAAACACATGATCAATGCGATCATCAGGTCCAGTATCAAGTATTACATGGGGTAGTGGTATTGCGGAAAACCTAATAGGGTTTAGCGCGTCACCTTCTTCCGCAACCAAGACACCAGTGCCAACAACCAAGTCCATAAAAGATTCATGCACTTCTTGGGAAAAGTTAGAATTTTGTAAAACTTCAAAAACATATTCAGTTACCTCATCTAGTTCATTATTAACAAAATCTCGCTCTGCTTTAGGAACTTCAGAACCAGACGTTAAATCAGCCCACCTAGCAAAATTAGGAACAAGACCTGATTGTAATCTTGATGCAAACTCCTGTACGCCTACAACAGCAGTTTCATCAAATATTTTATCGTCTCTGCGTTGACCTATTGTCTCATTATAAAAAGATTCTCGTTGAGGTAACGCATATTCATAACACTCTTCAAATAGTGGTACGAAATTTTCTCTCTTAACCTTGGCTCTTTCATATTGCTCAAGGTATTTTTTTGCAATCGGATCTTCTATCATGTTTTATCCTATGTAAAGAATCTACTGTAATACCCAATACCACCACCAGATTTACCAGTAATAAGTGATCTTCTACCTCTAGCTCTACTTCTTTTCTTCGAAAGGCCAGAAATCAAATCCATTTGTTTTTGTTTTCGTTTTTTAATTAATGAGCCTTCTGGTGTATCAGCTACCATTTCTGCAGCTGCTGGTTCTTCTACTAATGGTTCTGTAGAAACTGCTGTTGACTCTGATTTAGGAGGCTCAATAGAAAGTTTAGTTTCTTCTTGTCTTCTTTTTGCAGGTGCTTTTGGTTCCATAGTAGAAACTGGAGCTGTTACTGTAGCTATCTTTTCTTCCATAGCTTTTTCTTTAGCTTCAGCAGTTTTTTGCGCTTCAGTTTTTTCAGCTACATCTATTTCTGACTCTGCTGCTTTAGATTTTTGCTGCTCTTTAAACTCATCAGAATTTTGCCACCTTTTTACAGCAGCATCATAACCTCTTCTTGATGGATCACCACCTGCTGTTGCTTCTCTTACTCTGTATTCCTCATAGCTCCCAGGATTTGTAGGCTTTGCACCAGTCAAACACATAATAAACCTCTTTGTTGTTTATGCTCGATAAGCATAGAATAAATAATAATTCAACGCACAATTACATACGCGACCATAATCCTTGCCTACGTCTTGGAGCGTTTCGTTTAGCAAAAATATCAAAACTAGTTCTAGCTATTGTAGGTTTTGCAGCAGCTTGATTGTTCATTAATGCTCTACCTTCTCCTGCACCAAGAAGCATATACTGCAATGCATCGTGTATATGTGAGTACATATTTTTATCTGGTTTATCAGCGTATCTTTCTCCAGATACTTCCATCCTTCGATACTGATACCCACCTTCAAAGCCTTTAATTAACTGCGCGCAACGTCTATCTACCAGAAACGCAGGTTTGCCTTCAGACATTTTGTTGAGTTGCGAATTGACCGACTCAAGTCTAAGGTCAACGGAATTAGACGGAGCGGGATATGCTCTAAGACCAGCACCTCTAAGGACATGAAAAGGGGTGGACTCGTCGGTTTGCGCGCGGAAATCACCAGCAGGATCGCCATATATAAGAACTTCAGAAACCCCAGAAAACCGAGTAGCAATCTCTTCACGAAGAACTTCAGCAAATCTAACAATACCCATATCAAACGCAACAATTTCTGACTGTACAAACCATCTACCTCTTACTTTTTGACCAAGAACTGCCGCAGGTGTTAGCCCAAAGTCAAGCCCAATATAGAGCGGATTACCTGCTGCGACTGGTATTTCTTCTTTAGCAACGTGTGTTTCTGTTACAAACATAGGATATATAGGCTTTCCGTCTTTAATTGTTCCTAGTCTATTCATTACATAGACATCAATCCAACTCTTTGTCTTACCTTGTATAAGGTTAGGATAGTAGGAGTCCATCATATTGTTACAATTTTCTGCTTTTTTATTTATTTCGTAACAATCTATCTCGCCTTCTTTAGTAAGCTTTTCAGTCATTCCAGAAGGTTGTGTAAAGAAAATCCAGTTATCAGGCTTAACAAGCATCTTTGCTTGCTCTCTTGGTATATGATCTGGTATCGGAACTTCGCCTGACATAATAGGCCACCAATGATCTTCCTCTGGAGCATTAGTATCTGCAATAACACCAGTCCAACTTGGGCCTCCTTCACGCATAGAAGGGAACCGCCCCACGCGCATGGTACACGCATCAATAATACTCTTAGGTATTTCTCTAGCTTCATTGATCCAGATGCCAGTGAGTTCGAGGGATAGCAATTTTTTGACATCTTCAGGGCGGTCAAGGGCTAAGAATAGAACTTCTAACTCTATATCGCCCTTTTTAATATTGTGAGTGTATGGAACAGACCAAGTAAACTTACCCCAATCGCTTTCTGGAAACCAATCAAGCCAAGTTTTTATTGTTGTTGTTTTAAGCTGTGGGTTCGTATTACGAATAATAGCCCATCGGCTGCGCCTAATACCTTGTGCGTTCTTCTTTTGCATCAAGGCTCTTCGAAAGACTTCAACACAACACCCAACAGATTTACCAGATCCTACTGGCCCACGTATACCACGAAAGAAGGTATCATCTTTCATAAATTGTTTTAGGGTTTCTCCATCAGGCTTGTATTTAAAGTCAATCACTTGTTCACAATTCCAGAATCTACACCCACACGCATTATCTTCTCTACAGTGGCAGGGGCTAGAGAATCAATAAGTTTATCTGCTTCATAATTTGTGCAGAAATCTTTAGGGTAGTGTTTAAAGTTTACAGTCTTAACAACCGTTCTTAAAACCTCTAGCTCCTGTGGAGATAATGTAGATATAAAACTCATTTCTTTTTCTTTTTAGGAAACCCAGCTTTCATATTCTTGTATGCCTTGTCAGTAATAGTACTCTTAGACTTTGGCCTACTAATACCCTTCTTTTTTCTAGCATTTATGTTTGCGTATAAACCTTTAGCCATTACTTTTTCTTCTTTGCTGGTTTCTTTTTAACTGGCATTGCTGCTTTCTTAGCAGCTGCTATACCTTTAGGTGTGTATGCGAACTTCTTTCCTTTTACATTAGGCATTCTTTTTATTCCTTTTGCTAATCATACTAGCCTTTTTCTTTGCATCCGCTTTAGAAGATGCACCCCACGCTTTAAGGCTAAGAAGTAAACGTGTTGGCTTTCCTTTAGAATCTCTTTCTGGGCCTTTCATATTACCCATTCTTGCTAAGAAAGAAGCGCGTCTAGGGTTATCACCGCTCTTAACTGGCGGTTTAAGTGTACCCTTTTTATAACTTGCTCGACCCTTTGCATTAAGGCCGCCTTTAGGGTTTTTACCTGCTTTTCTAGTCCACGCTTCTGTTTTCATTTTGCAAATCCTGCACCAAAATACAACCCAACGATAGCACTAACAATGTGTGTATCTAGGGGTGTAATAACAAACCCTGCTGCTTCTTTCCAAATAACTTTTTCACTATCAGAACCTACTAAGAAAGAAAATATATTTCCTTGTATTTCTGAATAACCAACTATAACACCTACTTCTGGGTAAAATATTGCAGCTATTTTAGGTAATACAATAATAGAAAACACTGCACCAAGAGCAATGAGCCTACGTGTCCAGGCAAAATGTTTGTCTTTACTACCGTATTCCCTAGCTGCACTTGCCGCTCCAGCGCGGAACTCGCCACGCTGTAGTAACATCTTATTATTTTCCATCCTTGCCTTTAATGCCTGACCCCACAAAGACATAACACCGCCTAAGAGCGTAGAGCCTAGCATTGTTACTAACTCTAACGGAAATCCCATTATAAACCTGCCTCTCTTAATAATGCTGTAGACAAAGCTTCCATTCTTAAAGCTACACCTCTTGTGTTTGAATTAGGAGCAATAGCATCTCTATAATTATCATGATCTAAAAACTCTTCAGCAGCTAAAATAAAATTACCATTGTTTATATGACCTCGTGTTTTAGGACTAGTCCAACCGCGAAACACAGATTGCAACAGTTCTATTCTAAGATTCTCAGAATAATTGTCGTAGTTAGGAAATAGCTCTCTGCTTCTTTCAATATACTCTGGAATAAGTCTATTTTTTAAGTTTATTTCGGCATCTAATTCTGTGCTATATTCATTTGGTCTAGCACTGTTATCACCATAGTCTTTTGAGTATGTACCATTTTCTTCTGGATAAGAAACAGTTACCCTGCCGCTAGGTCTTAGACTATAATCCTCACGCTGATGAATAGCCTTAAACGAATAGTTTAAACCTTCTAACTGCATAATACGTTCAGCTGCGCGGTCTTCCCAAGTTACTGCTGGCTGTTGTTCATACGGTAAATATTCCATCACAAACTCCTGCGTGTGTTTTTCTTTTAACAGACATCGAACCTTTTTCAAGAAAAATGTTTGTTGTAGACCACAGTGAAGCACAGTGAAGCAGTTTTTGACCCCCCTCCACTATATCAACCCAAATCTATCTGCACCCGTATATCACCTGCTACTTGCACTTGCGCTCTATCTATTGGCTTATATCCTGCTCTGTCTAGTATATCTTTGCTTGCCTCTAGCTGTACATACTCGCTCTTCGCTCCTGTAGCTAGCTTTGCCACCTGCTGTACCGCTTTCGTAGCATTCAATCCTATAGTCTCCTGCACTCTCGTCATCATATACTGTTGCACATGGGCAAGCTTCAACGCCTTGCTAGCAGTCACTCTACCACTCTCGCCCTTCGCATACCCAGCTACTTTAGCTCCGTGTGTAATGCTACATCCTGTTGCTACTATAGTATCAACCAATGCTCTCTGTTTGTCAGTCAGCTTCATGTAATCTCCTATCGTTACCCCCCTGTAATCCCCCCATAAATAAACGTCTAATATACTCTATGTCAACGCACAATAGGGTGATTAACAGGCTGTCGTAAATCGAGCCAATAAATTGTCTCGACCAAAGGCTTCCATCCTGATCACTTCCGCAAGACGCGACTTTGCGGTGCGGGCTTCGCCCTCCGTTGCCCTTAACACCTCACGCCAACGACTGCACAAGGCTAACATGATTACATCATGTCATCTACTTGCTTGTCGTTCACACGAGTTGGCAACGTGTCTGCACGCTCCGACTCCCTTCGGTCGCTCCGACTTAAAAGCAGACAAGATACCCGTATGGACACTTGGACAATATAACAACACAGCAATATGCTAAAGTAATTTTATATCAAAAAGATATACTTTTAAAAACAGGTACGTTGTCGTCTCGTCGTTCAGTTGTGCAGACACACCCTTCTCCGCTCAACAAGCATCCACCTTGAGTGACGTAACGTCAGACGAGCTGACGTAACATCAGTCGGTGTCCCAGCAAGCTGGCGCATACCGCGTGCTTGACAACAACCTGTTTTGAAAAGTGTGGGAGGAGATATAATTAGCATATTCTGTGTTGATTATATTAATATAATTTATTTATAAAGGATAAAGAAATGAGAAAGAATCAAACTAAAAATCAAGAAACTGAAATCGTAAATGATTACATCACAGATGTAACCAGTTCAGCTCGCATACGAGCCGAACTAATAGAGTCAGAATGGGATCGAAAGAATTTCGCTTGGTCTCAATGTAATGCTACCCATTACATGCTCACTCAAGCCAACAAAAAGTTGGCAGATGAGAGAGCCATGCAACTCTCACAAACGGAAGAGCAAGAAGCAGATAATCAAGGCTCTAACGTAACAGTAGATAGCATAATCATAGACAAACAAGCACAGCTTGTTGAGTATGCGATCAATACTCTGCTAGAAATGCGCTTTCAGCATCAAGCAAATCTTACAATTTATAGAGAAGTCGCAGGATCAGACTGGATCGCACCCTCTAAAGATAAAGCTAGATCACAAGCTAAACTAAAACATCTAGCTTCACAAAAAGATAGATCAGCATTAGCAGATCAGCTAATCAAAGGTACTATTACAAATTAACTAATAGGAAGCCCGGTTTCACTGGGCTTCCATAAACCACGCCCGATCATGGCTGATATAAACTGATCCAACCTGAGTATGTTGAGAAACTACTTACAATTTTAATTGCCAACATGGAGGATACTATGGCATTAGACACAACACACAACCAACCCTTGCCAGACGCCAAGTGCAAAAAGATAGATTTATTATCTACAAGTGCAAAATCATTTTTTCAAACAGAGCTAATAGATTTAGTTGCAAGTAATGGATCAGAAATTAAATCTCACAAAGCTCTCATTCGTACTGATACAGAAGAAGTATTAGCAGTACACGGTAACGGTTATCAAATAATATCACACGAAGATGTTGTTAACTCTACTTATGATGCAGTAAAACGTGCAGATATAAGTAGTGACTTTAACTTTAAAGTTTATGACTACGACAATGGCAGGAAATTAAAGATAGATATTATATTCCCTGACTTAACAATAGAACCACAAGTAGGTGACTATGTTAGATTCCAAGGCTTAGTATATAATAGTTACGATGCAACATGGGCGTTGTCTCAAGCAGCACAAGGTCTTAGATTATGGTGCGATAATGGCTGCACTACACCAGATACAATCAGTCACCAACGTACCAAACATACTAAGAATGGTGCAATAGGATTAGATTCTGGTGCTTACCTATTTAAACAAGGCTTAGAAAACTTCTTTAATAACAAAGATAAATGGCAATCATATTGTTCTATACCAATTATGCCTGGACAAGCAGAAAGTTTCTTTAAGAAACATCTTGTTAAATCCTATCGCAAATATAAAGATCATAATGACTTTAATAAAAAACAACTAGAAAATTTAATGCGTATTCAAACTCATCAAATGCATGAATTAGGTGGAACTTTATGGGCTTTGTATAATACTATGACACATTGGGCTACACATACAGATGACTGCGCTATGCCAGAGAATAGTAGACGCAATCGTTCAGCACAAATAGCGCAAGCAATGCGCTCAGATACATGGAGAAATTATGAAAAAAGTAACTAGTATACCAACAGAAGCATTAGATTTATATCTAACTAAGATTGTACCAACTCTTTACATAACAGATATTGCAGAACACGTTGAAGAGTTCTATAAATTTAACATAGATCCTGACTACTACACACAAGAAGATTTTCTAGTGTTATGTCAAGAACGATGGGAAAGACACAACAACATAGAAGGACATCCAGTATGAATCCAGAACCAATCTTTATGTCACGCGCAGATAAGGTATTACATGAAGCTAATAAATTAATTAGCCAGGATAGGAACAAGCAATACGGTGATCCGCATACAAATATGCTAATGATTTCAAGGGCTTGGTCAGAATTACTAGGACACACTGTACAAACATGGCAAGTACCTGTTATGTTAGCGCAAATGAAACTAGCTAGGATATCTAGTGGTGGGTACAAAGAAGATTCTATCGTAGATGCAATAGGTTATCTAGCATTAGCAAGTGAGATAAAAGATAAAGAGGTTTCCAAACTATAAGGAGAGTACTTATGTTACTGGGTCTTACACCAAGCTTATTGATGCAATGGTATTTCACAGGAACAAACTCGGAATATCTCAAGAAGAACTTGCAGATAGGATTGGATGCGCTTCATCACTCATTCATAAATGGGAACAACATAAACGAGTACCTTCTGGGTTCTTGTTTACTTGTTGGTTAGACGCGCTTGGCTGCGAGATCACGATCAACTTCAAAAAAACTTAGGCAAGAATCCGCTACTTGTGAAGCGTGTGATATTGTAACTGATTTATTTGTAGCTATACTAGCTAGTATAGAACCAGTGAAACATTATATCATATGTTTAGACTGCTATCAGAGGGATACATGGCAAACAAAAATAAACTTAAAGGAACTTACCACGAAAACTGGTTCGTCAAATGGCTTCAAGCAATCGGCATCCAAGCCAAGAGAGTACCGCTCAGTGGTGCGCTCGGAGGAGAATACTCAGGAGACATCCACCTTGAAATCGGAGGAAGAAAACTGGTGGGTGAAGTAAAGTATAGGGATAAGTCTAACTTCCCTAGCCCATTTAAAGTATTAGAAGGCAGAGACATAGCCTTTTATAAGAGGAGAACAGGTACTCCTCAAACCCTAGTCATCCTTAGTGGTGATCAATTCAAACAACTCATGGAGGACAGTAATGTCACAATCACAGACAAAAAAAATACGCAAACATCTTGAAAGTGGTAAATCAATATCAGCATTAGATGCATTAATAGATTATGGTTGCTTTAGATTAGCAGCTAGAGTTTATGATCTTAAACAAATAGGTTTAAATATAGAAACATATACTGATTATGTATCGCCAGATAATAATAAGTTAATAACATTTTATAAATTAGCATCCTAACTAGGCATGGAGGAACCTAGCTAGGACACTATGAACATACGAACAGGGAGGAAATATGTTCACCACAAAATTAGCAGAAAATATATGGGCGACGCAACTAAAAAATCCTAGTAGTAAACTAATTCTTCTTGCGCTAGCTAGGTATGCTAACAAAAAATGTATGTGTTGGCCTAGTATTGAAACATTATCTGGCGATACTCTTTTATCAGAACGTCAGATCATGAGAATAATAAAACAATTAGAGGCAGACAAATTAATATCTGTCTATCGAGCAGGGTGGAATAAGCCCAACGTTTATACTATACATTGTGACACCATGTCACCCGAACCAAGTATAGATTATTATAATATAGTTAATGGTTAGAGTGACACCATGTCACCATAGGAGGAATGATTGGAAGACATTAAGAAACACAGAGAGTGGATTGT